CGAGAAATGCCCGTCGTGCGGCGCCAAGACTGTGCCCGACTGGGCGGGGCGCATGTGGGCGCGCGGGATGCTTGCGGGGATATGGGATCAGGCAGAAGCGATACTCAAGAAGGAAGGACTGGTATTGCAAGGCTCACTTAAACAACACATTAGCAACGATAGTTAATCTTTTACCTTGATGTTAGGGTTGGGGTGGCGTACCTTTTGGTATACCTTATCCCCTCCTTAATGATCGGGCGCGCGTGCAGGGTGCTCCTGTGCGTGCGCCTTTTTTTGTTTGGGGGAACAGATGCCACTACGGGTAGCACAGCCGCCAGCACCGCCTACGCCGCGTCCACAGAAGCGTGAGGCTCCCGTCTTTGCGCCGCGTGAACTCCTCGACTATTCAAAGGAGGAGCGCGAAGAGATAGCCGATATGGTGGCGGCATTGTACGAGTCCGGCGTCCTCGACAGACGCGATGAGGCTGCCAAGCACCTTATCTACGACCAGATGTTCCGTGGCGAGGTGGAGAAATATTCACCGCGCACAGGGCCGTGGCCCGATTCTTCGCATACGCACACGCAGATGCCTTACTGGCTGGTGGACTCCATAGAGGCCCGCCTGAACCATACGATATGGAGCCAGAACCCCCTCGTCATAGGCATATGGGAGAACCCCAACGACAGGGCGCGCACACAGAAATCCGCACGCCTGGTGGAATGGCACCTGCAACCCCGCCGCATGAACGCACGCGCCCTGTGGTCGCGCGCCTCCAAAATACGCCTCAACCACGGTAAGTCCGTCTCGCTGATATACCCCGCCGTCGCCCGATACAAATACCGCACCCTCATAGCTCCCGAAGTGCCCGAAGACTACCAGATGGTCAACGGGATGCCCATAGAAGACTCCGAAACGGGCGAACCCATCAAAGTCCCCAACGAGCCACAGGTCCAGGTGGAGGAGTCCATACGCTACCAGGGGCCGACGATGTACCCGCTGGAGTGGGACGACACGATGTATCCCATAGGGTGCATGAACCTGCAAGCCAAGGCGCAGGACAACCCCGGCGGCGCCGACTGGGTGGTGGTGCGCCAGGTGGAGAACCTGTCGCTGATGCGCAACCGCTCCGAAGTGTCGGAAGACGGACCCGGCGGCACGTTCCACGACCCCCTATATGGCTTTATGTTCGAGGACGAGAGAGACTGGAAGTGGTGGGAGGACAACGCCCCGGCGGTGCCCATAAGCCTGTCTGCCGACTGGAACAACGAGAGGGAGAAGCAGCAGCAGACGATGGAGGGCACCAACGCCGCCGGCGGACGCGCGAAGATAGAGAACAGGCCCAATCCGGAGTGTGAGGTGCTGTGGCACTTCGGGCCGTGGCGTCTTCCCGGACAGGAGGCCGGCGGCGAAGAAGAGGAGATGATTTTCTTCGTCAGCCGCCGTCCGCGCGTGCTGCTGGGGGCCTTCCGCCTGTCCGACTTCGTATTCACGGGACGACGACCCCTCCTGGAGATGCACTACCAGACGGTATCCAACCGTATCGACTCTATGGGCGTATGCGAGATTGTCTTCCACCTGTCGGAAGAGCTGGACACGATACACAATATGCGCATGGACGTGGGCTTCGCCACCAACATGCCGTGGGCCTTCGTGCGTGCGGCCGCCGGCATCAACCCATCCGACATAAACATACACCCTATGGCGCTGATACCCGTCGATGATCCCAAAGACGTGGTATATCCGCAGTTTCAGAATGTGACCTCTTTCTACCACCAGGAGGAGAACCTGACGCTGAGTATTGTAGAGCGCGTGATGGGTGTCACCGACCTGTTCCTGGGTATGTCTCCCACAAAGGGTGGAGCGGCACGTCACGCCACAGGGTTCCTGGGCACGCAGCAGGAGGCCGAAGCGCGCATGGCCAACCCGCTGTCGCAGGATGCTGAGAGCTTCTCCTTCCTGTGTAAGATGATACGCGACTTAGAGGTGCAATATGGGCCGGAAGAGCGGGCGTTTCGCGTCACGGGGCGCTCCGAAGACGTAGACCGACAGGTCATCACCCGCGACGACCTGTGGTACGAGGGGGAGTATGACCTGCGCCTGGGAGCCAACGTAGGCATGTACAGCCAGGGCGCCCGCTATGAGCGTGCCGTAGGCGAATACCAGCAGTTTGCGCAGAACCCCATCGTCGCGCAGGATATGTCGAGACTGTGGGAACTTTCTGCCGAGGTGCTGCGCGCCGGCGGACGCCGCGAGAGCGAGATAGAGCTGCGCCTGGGTCCCAAAGATGCGCTGCCCGGCGGCGACCCCAAAGACCCCAACGAAGTCATCCAGGAGATCATCAACTTCAGGTATGGCGACGGCGGCTTCCCGCAGCCCCACGCCAACGACGACAACGGCAGGTTCGTGCGCACCGTCATGGACTTCATACAGTCGGACGCCTATATGGCTATGGGTCAGCCCAACCTGGAAGGCTTTATCAATTATATGGGTGCGCAGCAGCAGGCTATGATGGCGAAGCAACAGCAACAGCAGAAGATGATGGCGGAGGCGCAGGCGGGGCCGCAGGATGGTAGGGGTCTGGGTGGTGGGCGTGGCGCTTCGCCACAGGCGCGTGCAGCGGCGCAGATGCCGCCGGGGCTGGCGCAGGGCGCACCGCAGGCGGGAGGCAACGGCGCTATGCCGCCGCCGCCACCGCCGATGCCGGGGATGTGATAAAACATAAGGGGTGCAGGCCATGAACGAGCACAGCGCAGCACGGCAGGCTATGATGAACGAGTTGGTGCGTCACCCCGGATGGCGGGCGTGGCGCGAGGTGATGGAACAAGAGGTCCAGTCGTGTATAAGGCATGTCCTCGCCGACAGCAGTAGAGCGCCCATAGATAAGGTGCGCTACCAGTCCGGCAGGTATGAGCAGGCTATGGCCGTGATGCAGCGTATGGATGCGTGGGAAGATGCCGCCAAAGCCACGTAGGTCGAGGCCACGGCGCGACGTGGACTTGCCGGAGCACCTGATGCCGCAGATCGTCGCGCGCTGGGTGCAGTCGGGCCGCTACTTCATCGCCACCGTGCAGGGCAAATACGGCACCCCCGACGACGACGAGGTGATGGTCGCGTGGAAGGGGCTGACAATCAAGCAACTGGAGGTCGTCGTCAAGGCGGCACAAGACGCGCTGGACGACAAGCACCGGATGCGATAGGAGGGCGACATGGCGAGCAGGGAGGCAAAAGACAGGCGCACGGGTTGGCAGCACTGGGTGGACAAAGAGCGAAGACGCGAAGATCGCAGGCGGACAGAGGAAATTAAAAAGGCTCCAAAGTCCACGCGAGATTCTGCCCGTGGGCTATCAGACAGGACCAAAGACTCGAACACGAGGACATACGTTATTGAGTATCCTGAGCCGTCCGACCAACTTCAGCGAAAGCCCAAAAAAAAACAACGAAGATAAATCCAGGACCAGAGCATCAGGTCACAGCAGTAGGATCTCTGACCTATCGAAAGGAGGTGACACCGTGGCGAAAAAGGGCAGCAAATACGACGGGGGCACCGTCAAGGCAGGGGTGCGCACAGCCAGCAAGAGCAACCCGAAGGGCATGAAGCGCGCGCCTGCGGGCAAAGACAAGAAGTGCACCACGCAGATGTATTAAGTTCGAGTATCGCGGCCAACCACATACTACGCGCCGGCGTGCAGGGTCGGCGGGTGAGCCTGCACCTCACCCCATCGCCCTGTCGTCGGCGCTATTTGCATACCACACCCAGTGCAGGGGGAGAGCATAAATGAATCAACCTACGGGCGGTAACGATGGGGACACCCAGGTGGTGAAACCCCAGGCATCGTCGCCGGATGCCAACAACGACATAACCTTTCGCCTTGAAGAAGACACACCGTCTGCTGGCGCGGAAGACCAGCCTTCGGGAGCGAGAGAAGCCCAGGACGGGGCCAGGGAGCCGCTGATACCACGGGATCGGTTCGACAAAGCCCTGGCAGACCGCAACGCCGCTGCCGCACGCGCCACGGAGCTGGAGCAGCGGCTGGCACAGCAGCAATATATGACGCAGCAGATAGTCAGCCGTCTCCAGCAGCCCGCGCCACAGCCGGCAGGCCCTACGGAGATGGACCAGCGCCGCGAAGCCCTGCGGGACCAGGTGCGGCAGACGGCACAGAGTCCCGAAGAGGCAGACCGCGCCTTTCGCCTCATCAACGAGACGGCGCGCCTGGCCAGCGAAGAGGGCGACAAGGCGCTGGAAGAGCGCGTGATGGCGCGCACGGAACAGATCGTCAAGCAGAGCATGGGTTCTTTCGCCGGGGCCTTCCGCACCGACGGCGAGATACGCCAGATGGTGTCGGACGGACTCATCGACCAGCAGAACGCGCAAGCCCTACATCAGCAGATGCAGCAGGTGATCGCGCAAGATCCGGCGTGGGGCAAGCCCGAAAACCAGGCCGTCCTGCTGAATAACATCTACGCCACAATGGTCAGGAAAGGCACCGTGAAACCAGGATCATACCAACCCCAGCACCAGCCGGGAGGGGCGCCCTTCACGCCTACCTCGACGCAGCCCGCGAGGCAGACGGACAGGCAGCGCACAGCAGCGCATGACCAGACGCTGCTGGCGATACAGAAGGCTTTTCCGCGCAGGTTCGGGGGCCTCACGTTGGACCAGATGCGCGACATCAACCCTTCCGACAACAGGGGTGAGGCGCCGCCCGTGCAGTCGTCACGCTATGGCGACATTCCCGCGCGCGTGGCGCACGACCATTATGTCCATCACCGTCCCGAACCCAAATAAGGAGATGACCGATGGCAGACAAAAAGGAAGACATCGACGTGGTCGCCTCCGAGACGGTGGACATAGAGGCGATACCGGAACCCGATGAGGTCGCAGCACGTGCCGAGGCGCTGCTGGCGGAGGCGCAACTGACGGCAGAAGCTTCGGCGGAATATGATGAGAAAGAGGTGATCCGCGCCGCGCTGGACACGGCCCTGAAGGCTGTGCCCAACGACGTCAAGGGCAACCTGCTGTGTCCCTGGTGCGGATTCAAGGCGTCGTTTGAGAAAAAGGAGCAGCAGCGGTCCTTGCGTATGCACATGGAGTCTCAGCACTCGCAGGCGCTGTTCGCGTACTACCTGAATCCGCTGCTGGGATTCAACGCCTACTCGGTGCTGATGGACCGCAAGAAGAAGGAAGATGATATGTTCGTCAAAGAGGCGCAGGGCCTCGACATCACCGACGAACTCGACGACTTCGACTATCTGGACGTGCCTGCCGACCTGAAAAGGAAGGTAGACCGTGTTGGTGGCCGCCTGTTTTGGGCTACCGAGGCGAACCTGGACAGGTTTGAGAAGCGCGGCATCCGCCCCGTGGACAAGTCGCAGTATCAGTTTAAGCACAACCACAACCACGAAGGCGCACTGATCAAAGCCAACGAACTGGTGCTGGTATACGTCCCCACGGCCATCAAAGAGCGGCGCGAGCGCCTCAAGAGGCTGCGCGTCGAACAGCAGGCCGAAGGGCTGCTCAACGCCCCCGACGAGAAGAAGCTGGACGACCTCGGACGGCAGGTGTTCGACTACCACCGTGGCCGGGGGATGCCCGAAGGTAACGCCATGAAGGTAGCCAACGCTGCGATGCAGAAGGCGGCGTCGGCCACCGGCGGCAGGCTGCCGGCAAAAGAGGGCGGATGGCAGGAAGGCACACAGTCGTATGTCGTCCACGGCGGCAAGCCGTAACTGTCTATCTCGTTGCACCACAGCAGCATAGATCCATCGGTTAGTTCACTACAACACCGTTGTGCGGGTGCAGGAGGCACACAAGGAGGACATCATGGCTGACAACGTAGATGCACCCGTTGGATTCAACCCCACAGTGGTGCTTCGAGCGACTCCGTATGATACGTCCACGGCGGCCACCGCCATCTTCATCGGGGACATCGTAGAGGTGGCCACCGACGGCTACCTCATCCCGGCGACGGGGGCCGATACGGCACTCTATGGGTCTGCGGGCGACTACAGCGCCGCCTCGACACAGACCCTCGACGTCGCCGTATTCGACCACCCGGACCAGATGTTCACCGCCCAGGATGACGCCTCGGCCACCACGGACATCGCCTATGGTGGGTCCAACAACGACTTCATCGCAGGCGCCGGGTCCACCACGACGTTGCTGTCGGGACACGAAATCGCCGTCTCCACGGTCACCGCCGCGACGGCCAACATTCGCATGATTCACCTCGTCAACCGCCCTGACAACGCCTATGGCGCTAACAGCGAGTGGGTGGTCCAAATCAACGAACACGCCTACAAGAGCACCACGGGCATTTAACACTCAGGGAGGTGAACACACATGCCTACTGTAGCACGAACCAGCGCATTTCCGAATGATACCCAGACACGGGGTATCCACATGATCATCTATCAGGCGTGGACGCAGAGGCCCCCGCAGGGGCGCAGCATCTTCCGCGTCTACCAGTCCTCGCAGTACAGGGAGCACTCCCTGACCTTCGGCGGCATGGGCCTGATGGAAGTAAAGGCACAGGGCGACGCTGTTACCTACGGTTCCCCGGTGGAGGGGTTCCTGGAGACGTTCACGCACGCCGTATACGCCAAGGGCATCCGCATCACCAAGGAGCAGTGGGGCGACGACCTCTACGGCGTGATGGAAGATTCGCCGGCAGAGTTGGGGCGCATGGCCTACGCCACCGAAGAGACGGTGCTGGCCGGGCACTTCAACAACGGCTTCGACGCCACGGCGGCGACGGGGCCGGACGGCAAAGAGCTTTTCGCCACCGACCACGTGCGCGAAGACGGCACCACATATCGGAACGAGCTGTCCACCGCCGCCGACTTCTCCACCACCTCGCTGGAGCAGGCGCTGATCGACTACGCCAACTTCCGCGACGGCGGCGGCAAGCGGCTTCAGATCCAGCCCGGCATCGTGATGACGGCGCGTGACCAGATGTTCAACGTGCTGCGCGTCATCAAGTCGGCCTACAGGCCCGAAGACGAAACCAACGCCATCCAGCCCGTAGAAGGGTTGGGGCTGAAGCCCGTCTTCTGGGACTACCTCACCGACACCGACGCCTGGTTCGTCGGCCCGAAAGACAAGAGCGACGGATACCTCTTGCTGTACGAGCGCGAGCCTTTCGAGTCGGACCACATCTTCGACTTCGACACCGGAGACATCAAGCTGAAGGGCGAGTTCCGGTTTTCGAGCGGATGGGGTGACCCCCGGGGTTGGTTCGGCAGCCCGGGCATTTGACGTAAAGAAACTCCGAGGCGGCGAAAGGGGCCGCCTTACACAAAGGGGGGGGCAAGTAGCCACGTAACGGCCAAAGCCCCACTTTACACAGAAAGGATTGGAAATGGCAAATCTCGCATATGCCAAAGGGCGATGGATGAACCTGGAGAAGCCCGGTGGCGCGGTGTTCTTCGTCGGCGGCGGCACGGTGGCCTACCAGGGCATCGGCGCGTCCGACATCAACAAGGGACTGACGCCCGAGGAGCCGCTGGCGACTATCGACGGCACGGCGGGCGCGTTGGCAAAAGTCGTGGCTGGGCGCGGGGACACCATCGTCCTGCTTCCCGGAAGTGTGACGATCACGGCCGCCATCGCTATGGACGCCGACGACGTGACGCTGACGGGCTACGCGAATACAGGTCCCTACCAGCGTTCTCCGTGCGTCATCGTCAGCGCGACAGACGCCAGCATGCTCGACGTCAGCGCCGACAACTGTATCATCGAGAACCTGACGTTCGATTGCAACATTGCCACGTCAACGGCCGACAACGAAGTCATCCAGGTGTGTAACTCCGCCACGGCGCAGACGCAGACGGGCACCATCATACGCAACTGCTTCTTTGACATGGACGGCGCGGACTCGGACATGGACGTCATCCGCGTGGGCTTCGACGCCGACAGCATCGCGCCCAACACGGTCATCGAATACTGCACCTTGCAGTCGGTAGACCAAAAGGGTATCGTCCTCACCGCCGGGTCCGACAACTGCGTGGTGCGCGGGTGCCACATCTACGACAAGTCGGAGGGCACTCCGGCCAACGTGATGACCAACGGTATCGACTCGTCCTCCGACAACGTGCTGATCGAAGGCAACTTCATCACCTCTGTTGGGGGCACCGCGTGTATCGCCATCACGGCGGCTACGGAGGCGCTGGTGGCCAACAACAAGCTGCACGCCAACGGCGGTGACACCACCGGCATCACCGTCGCTGACAACGCGCTGGTGGGCACGGTCAACAACTGGATCGCCGCAGGCGCCGCCGGTAACCTCGTCGATTACGCCGCCGCTCAGGATAACTACTCGGCGTCCGTCGATGTTGGCAACGTCACCACGGCTACGCCAGCGCTGGCCGCCTTCGTCACCGCCACGGTTGCTGGCGCATAAACTCAGGGAGGTCGCTCATGCAGGTGATGTTTCGGGTGCACACTCGCGGTACTCCTCGTGCAGACACGTCCAGGCTGCTTCTGGGACTCCAGAGAGCCTGCCCGTCGTGGGATCTGGATGTGCATGTGCAGAAATTTGGCATCGGCATCATGTATTCCGAGATCGTCGCGGAGGCGCGGATACGCCAGCCGGACTTTCTCATGATGACAAGTGACGACACATCGCTGGGAGACCCATCCATTTTAAAGCGGTTGCCGGAATATGACCTGCCCGTGGTGGACGGCATCTTCCCCACGTGGCAGGCCGGACACTTCTACTGGAACTGCTATCACCTTTCGGAGTCGGGGATGTTTACGTCGGTGTTTCCGAACATGGAAGAGGGGCTTGTGCAGGTATACGCTTCGGCGCTGCCCTTCGTGTGCATCAAGAAAGAGGTGTATATGCGCACCGACATGGACCCCCTGTTTTCGTGGGCGCTTAACTCCGACGGCACATGCCAGCCGTTGGGCACGCCGGCGATTATGTTCTGCCGCAAGCTGCACATGATGGATATACCCCTGATGGTGAACATGGACATCGTGGGCGAACATACGATGCCGCTGCCTATGATCAAGACTATGGACACGGTGGTGTTGTATACCCGCAAGGCAATAGCCAGCAGCATGTCGCCAGATCCAGGGTCGAGATACGACCCGGTAAAGGGGCTGCCCACGCAGTTGTCTACGGACACCTATGGCATGGGGCTTCCCGTGTGCGACAGCTACAAGAAGAGATGGGGCAAGGCAACAGAAGACACAGAAACCAAAGCAGCAGATCGGCAGCCGCCACCGCAAGTGCAGGGTGTGGAAACCGAGGCGGTGATGTCTGGCTGTTCGGTTGGGCAAGTAGCTTAGGCCAAAGCCCGCTTTGCAAGGAGAGAGACAATGGCATCAAGGACCACGCCGTATTTCGTGCACCTCGCCGGGGGCTTCTCCGGCATGAACAACCCCGGTGGGCGCGTATACTGGGTCGCCGCCACGGGATACCTCGCCGTAGATGGCGTAGCGCCCTCCGACAGCAACACCGGCACCAGCCCGCAGCAGCCCTTCGCCACCGTCCAGGCGGCACTCAACGCCTGCACGGCGGGACGCGGCGACATCGTGGCTGTGCTGCCGGGAACCTACACCATCACCACGGCGCTGACGATGACCAAAGACGACGTGACGCTGATGTCGGCGCTGCCCGTGGGGCGGCGTGAGCGCAGCGGCGTCGTCATCGCCAACGCCACCGCCGCCACCAGCCTGCTGACCATCGACGCCAACAACTGCTCCGTCATCGGCCTTGTCTTCGATGACAATGTGACTGCGGCTACGGCGGATACGGGCGTCATTATGATCAGCACCGCCAGCACCGCCGAGCTTGTCACGGGCACCAAGATCATCAACTGCTACCTCGACATGCTTGAGGCCACCTCCACAAGGGACGGCATCTGTGTGGGCCTGACGACGGACGCCACCGACGCAGCACCCTACACGCTGATCGAAGGATGCACCATCCTCGACTGCGACCAGGACGCCATCGTTCTCAACGTGGGATCGTCTTACAGCGTGGTTCGAGACTGCCACATCTACGACCTGGTGAACCTGTGTCGGTATGGCGTGGAGGTTCTCGCCACGTCTTGCAGCATCGAAGACTGCGAAATTCTGTGCAGCGACACGGCGTCGCCGGGGGCCTGTATCCACAACGGTGTCGCCACCGCAAGGCTGGAGGCGTACAGAAACCAGCTTCACGCCTACGGCACCAACACCGTCAACATCCTGGTGATTAACACGGCCACGCAACGCACTTCGGCCAACTGGATGGCCTGCGTGTCGGCGTCGAAGAATGTGGTGTATACTACAGACAACACCTCGCCGTCGGCAGACTCCAACGTGTCCACAGTGTTCAACGCCATCGCCGCCATCGCGGTATTCGACACGCCGGTCGCGGTGTAACGGAAAGGGAGAAAATGCCGATTTCCAGAAGGGCATCATTGTATGTCCTCGGCAACCATGTGGGTGGAGGCGTCCCCCTTGGGGACGCCCTCGACCACTGGCACGAGGCGCATCCAGACGACAGGATAGACATATCGGAAATCAAGGAATTTCTGGCTGAGCGGAAGAGGCGCATTGCCGAACAGGGCGAAGAGCACTATGCTGTCATCATGGAACGCCTGCGCGACGACTTCTCCGTGCCGAGGGTTTCCGAACCCAAGCCGGTCGTGACCGCCAAGAAGGTGCGTGCCAAGAAACCGGCAAAGAAATGGAAGGAGAGATAGATGGCTACGCCCACGCCTATTCGCACGCAAAGCCCTATGGGCCGTCACGGCTCCTGCCGCTTTCATGTGCGGTGGTCACAGGCAGAGTCCGACGACCTTTTGAACGCCGTCGTCCTGGACCTGGACGATCTGAGCGACACCATGACAGACGGCGTAGCGCAGAAGACCAAGCACCGCTATGCCATCACCAGCGTAGAATGGGTGTCGTCCGTCAACGTGTCGGCAGACCTGGAGTTTAACTCTATGCCGCCCAATGACACCAGCCACATTATGTCCATACCCACCGACGCCACGTCAGGCACCGTCTCTTTCGCGAACTTCCCCAGCGGGTGTATCTCCGAACCCAACACGCTGTCGCCCAGCGACGTGGTGCTGACGACGCGGGGGGCGCTGCCATACGACCAAATGTCTATCATCGTCCACTATAAGGAAAAGGGCCACACGTTGGCGCAGTAGCCTTTTCCATCACACACAGGGGGTGCAGGCACTGTGACCGAAACCAAAGCACTCAAAGAAACCAAAGCACTCAAAGAAACCAAAGCGCCGAAGGTGCTGGTGTTTATGCCCAACTACGAAGAGAAGATGGACCGCCGCGTCGTCATGAACAGGCTGGGCATGGTACGCCAGTGGGAGCGGATGGGCATCGCCACCGACGACGCCAGCAGCGGGCGCATCTTCATCCAGTTTGCACGCACCGACGCCTGCCACCTGGCCGTCGAGCGCGGGTATACGCATATACTGATGCTGGACGACGACGCCGTGGCCGACGCTGACATCCTCCCACGGTGGCTGGCTTTCGACAAAGACATCATCGGGGCGCCCTATGTGGGACGTACGCCGCCATATCCCATATGTGCGAAGGTGGCGCCCGACGGCAACATCCACGACGCCCAGGGGTTGCGGAACTTGAGGCCCGACGAGATGGGCCAGGGGCTGATACCTGTAGACACCATAGGCACACACGCCATGCTCGTCAAGGTGGATATGCTCATGCGCCGAGGCACCCCGGACCCCGACGACGCGGCACGGCGCAGCGAGGTGCTGGACCTCGACGATGAGGCGTCATTCGTCGAGGAGCACAACGAGGGCAAGCCCATCTTCGTGATGCCCAAGAGGGGCACTGAAGACATGTATTTTTGCTACCGCGCACGGCGCAAAGGGTTTGGCGTATACTGCGACACCGACAGGTTCGCCAGGCACATAGGGTCACCGCCAATGTTGGGCATAGAGGTCTGTGGAAGGGGGACATCGTGTCAACCACGCTCGGAGGCACCGTCAACGTAGGTCTCAGGACGATAGGCGAGCCGGAAGTCACGGCCTTCACGTCCACCAACATCTTACAGCAGGAGCTTATCAAAGCTGCCAACGAGGGCGTCCACGACATCCTGGAGGCCGCACGTTACCGGTGGGGCCTCTTCTATGACGGGCTGACGACGGCCGACGCCATCACCACGGAGCAGGTCGCCGTCACCGCCGACAGCACCACCGTGACCAGCGTAGATGACGACGACGCCGGAGCGATGAACTTCGGCAGCGTCGTGGCCGGCGACTGGCTGCGCGTCTCCGGCGATATGACGTCATACCGCGTGGCGTCGGTGGACAGCGTGTCCGACCCCAACACGCTGGTACTCGAAGACGCCTATGTGGGCGCCACGTCTACGGGGTCGGCGTACAAGATCGTGCGTGACATCTTTGCCATCAGCACCTCTTCGCTGGACGAAGTCATCATCGCCGCCTACGGCGACAACAGCGCGTCATACCCCACCAGCAGAATCCTCAACGTGGACCTGCGCCGCATCTTCAGCATATCGGGTGGCGACCTGCACAGCGACACTTCGGGCAAGCCCCGGTATATGGCGCAGATAGGGTCTGACTCCAGCGGCAACCCACAGTTCCGCCTCTGGCCCTATCCCGACGACCAGTATCTCATCGAGTTGTGGTACACCCTCAAGTTCACGTCCAACACCACGTTCGCCACGTCTATGTTCGGCGCCAACGCCCCGGACATCGCCTATGACGCCGTGGACCACTACGTGCGGTGGCGCGCCTGCATGTATGACAACGACCCGCGACAGGCCGACACCTGGTATCAGAAATACATGGACGCACGCAACAAGGTGGTGGCGCGTGAAGCCAGGACCTACCGCGACGGACACGGCGTCAACGTGGTGACATACCGGCGGGACCGGGGTTCTGTAAACGGCTTCCGCACCGAGTCGCAGATAGCGTTCGACACGGTGGGCGTAGGTGGTTATGGGAGGGCGCGCTGATGGCCTACGGTAGGATTATAGTATCCAATTCAGCGCAACAGGTGGTGGCCAAGAACACCAGCAGGATAGCCCTGCTTTTGTTCAACTACGGCAACAACGACTGTTTTATATGCAACGAGTCGGACGTGACCAAGGATACGGGATACCCCATCCTGGCTATGAGCGAGAAAATCTTTAGCCGTGAGGGTGATGAGAATGCCTTCCCGCTGTCCTTTCGTGACGTCGTTTATGTAGCAGGCGACACCACCGACTTGCGCTACTGGGAGATCCTGCCCATCACGGAGTTCGACTGATGATCGTACGCACACATAAGGCCGCAGGGACCGTAGGCGCCGACGGCACGGCGGCGGCACGGGCGCAGGTGGTGGCCGGAGCCTATGCCGGCGAGGTCCGGGCGCTGCGTGTCGATGACGGCGGAGCCATTGAACAACCACAGACCCGCGAGTTATTGGAGGAGGTTGTGTCGCAGTTGCGTCTTGTGAACCTTCACCTTAACGCGATCTCGGAGTTAGACATCAACCTGGAGGACGTTTAAGATGATACTCAAAAGCGCAGGCAACAAAGGCGATTTCGGTGCCGTCATGACCAAGTACGGAGAAGTGCTTGGAAAGACGTCGAGTGCTTCCCGGATGGCCGAGGTTTCACGCAGAACAGGTGAGGCTTTCTCTGTCGTTCAGCCTGCGTACAATTATGCGGCGCTGGATACAGTCATTGCAGTCACAAATCGTCACCCGACGAAGGAGTTGGTCATTCATAGCCTCTACACCTACAGTGACACGGCATCACTCATCAACGTGCATCTGACAACCCGTCCCACGACTCCCGCAGGCACGGCCCTGACTGCGAAGCCGCTGAATACCAGGCTCAACAACACCGCTGCGGCGGCTCTCGTTGAAGCGTATGGGGATGAGACAGGACAGGCCACGCAGGGCACGATCATACGGGTTGCCGTCATCGCCGCAGAGGGCGAGTTGAACATCGACATCCCCCAAGATGTGGTTCGGTTGTCCTACAACACCTACTTTGGCGTGGATTTTGTGACGGTGGGCACCCTGGCCGGGGCTACCATCATGTGCTATTTCGACGACAGGCAGGAAGACGTAGACTAAACCGTCTCGAAAGATGGATTCGACAGGGAAGAATAGCGATGGCTGGCGGCTGGAACGTAGAACGTATATACAACCACGGCGAGGGCATCTTCAGGGTGTCGGACAGGTTCTACCCTGAGTTCCCACCCGGCGCGGTGTGGGACGCCCTCAACTGCGTATACGAGAACGAGGCGGACAACCCGGAGACTATGCGCGGCGCGTCTTTCTTGGGCGCCACCGCTATGGGCGGCGCCGTTACCGGACTCTTCGACGTGGACTCCGGCACCAAGCTGGTGGCGTCGTGTTCCGACGGTAAGTTCTACGAATACAGCGGCACAGACTGGGCGGCAGCGGGCACCGGCACACGCAAAGCCAGTAACACCACCACCGCTACGTTGCGGTGGTCTGCCTGCATGTTCTACGGCGCTACCACAAGCAAAGACTTGCTCATCGCCGCCAACGGCACCGACGCGCCAGTAAAATACGAGGCTACGTCCGGCTGGACTACGCTGACGGATGCGCCTGCCACGGGCAACTTCCCCGTATCGTGGATGGGACGGCTGTGGCTCTTCTCTGGCGACATAGCCTACGCCTCAGCGCCCAACAACTGCGAAGGGTGGACCATCGCTGGTGGAGCCAAGCAGATGCCGGTAGCCAGGGGGCAGGACGGCAGCATCACGGGCGCCGCCGCCTTCGGGGACTGCATCCTCGTCTTCAAGCGTTCTTCGGTATACCGCATCAGGCCCACGCAGACATTCACGCAGGCCGACATAGGCATCGTCGCCAGCAACATCGGCGGCGTGTCACATAGGTGTATCACGCAAGCCGGTTCCGAGGGCGCGGAGAACCTGGTGTTCGCCTCCGAGCAGGGCATGGAGATGGTGGGGTCCACCAACACGGAGATAGGCTATGCCGTGCAGAACATATCGAGGTGGCCTAAGCCGCTGATGGAGGAGCGCAACAAGACGGCAATGAACCAGGCCTGGTCACTGTTTAACATCGACAGGCGCGAGTTGTATTTCTCCTTTCCCACGGGTTCGCAGACGGTGCCCAAAACTGTTATGGTGGCTAACTTCGCCAGGCCGCGCAAGGCGCCACGGTGGACGCGCCTCAACAGGCAGAACCTCACCGCCGGGTGTATCTCCAAAGGTTCCGGCGCAGACTACATACAATATGTCGGCAACAGCGACGGGCGCGTGCTCAAGATGCACGACGCCTCGGTATCGGACTGGGGTGGAAGCCCCTTTCTCTCGCAGATCATCACCCAATATCACACACAAAAACGACGCGAACAGATAAAGGAATATGGGTGGTCCTTCCTGGACGTCCTCACCTCAGCCAACTACCCCGTAGCCGTAAACCAGGTGATGATGCGCCGGGGACTGCCCGCTGCGGAGTCGAACATACACACGCTGAACGTCACTGGCGTAGAGTCGGGGTGGGGTGAGGGATACTGGGGCGTAGCCACCTGGGGCGGCACCAACTATGCCGGCGAACGCATACGCCCTATCACCGCACGCAGGGGTGTGGGCCTGTCGCACATCATACAGTCTTACGGGTGGTTCAGGCTCAACGGAGAGGTCATCGCCAGCAGGTACAAGACAGACCAAATATCAGCATAGAGGGAATTAATATGGCCTACGGAGATACACCACTTACCTCGGCTATGATCGAGAACACCTCCAAAGAGGGGCAGAACATAGCCATCCTGGGAGAGCATACCGACACCAACCCGAACACCATCGCCGCCGTGCTGGATGGAACTACTTCGGCCACGCTGGGGTCTGCCGGTCCTCTCACGTTCTTGGGGACATACCAGTCCCCCCTTATCCTGGGCACGATACGCCTGTGGCACGATGCCACCAACTCAGTGTTGCGCGTCAAATATGGGTCAGCGCCCTCCAGCGAGACGGACGGCAGCCCACTTATGGAGGGTTAGAGGATGAAACGCTTCTGCCTTGCTTTTATGTTCCTTCTGGCCCTGGCTGTGCCCGTGGAGGCGGCCATCACCACCTATTATATCCGCTACGACAGCCTGTCCAGCCGCAACGACAGCACCACCGCCATCGCGTGGATAGGCAACGATACGCTGGTGGTCATCAGTAACGCCGAGGAGCGGGTACGTATCCACCCCAACCTGTTCAAGATCCTCTCGGACTCTTCGGTGACGCGACTGCGCATCGACAACGCCGCCACCGACGGCGACCCCGTGATGTCTTTCTCCCTGTCCGACACCGACAAATTTACGATAGGCGTAGACGACGGCGACTCCGACAAATTCAAGATCGGGACTACGGCCGTGGGCACGGGCACCTGGCTGACGTGGGACGGCACTACGTTCACGATCGCGGGCAATATCGCCGCCACCGACCTCGACGGCATCATAGGGTCGAATACCGCCGCTGCCGGACTGTTTACGACGCTGGGCGCCAGCGATGTCCTGTCTGTGACAGACGACACGGAAGCCACCAGCACCACGGCGGCATCGCTGAAAACGGCCGGTGGGTTGGGCGTAGCCAAGAAAGCCTATATAGGCACCGACTTGGACGTGGGAGGCGATGCTGTGATAGATGGAGCCTCTACGCTCACGGGACGCACCGATGCCACATACACCGACACCGACTCGCTGGTGGTGAATACCACCGCCACGTTTAACGGTGCTACGATAGCCAACCTGGGCACGGTGACAACGGCGAACATTGACGGTGGCTCTATCGACGGGACGACTATCGGCGCGGCGTCTGCTGCTGCGGGGACGTTTACGACGCTTGTGGCTGCTGGCTCCGTCTTCATCAACGACACCGCCAACACCTTCCAGACCATCGGGCAGACGATCAACCAGGGGCCGAATGATGATCAGATATTTGCGTTGCAAAGTGCGGGAGATGTGGCACACGGGATGACGACCCTTACCGAAACGGACACTTACGCAATTTTCCAGAAAGAACACCCAGATAGTGGAGGAGTAAGGATTAGGGGATATTCAGAGGGTAGAACGCCTGGGATGGTATTCGGAGGCGTTGTTACGACCGACGACACAAGAAAAGAGGTTATTGGAAGGGGCACTGTTGATCTCGTGGGATACAAGAAAAGTGGCACAAGTGTTGGTGCTTGTGGAGCAGACGCTAATCTGGTGGTTATCAGGAATGCAGGGACAACTCGCTTCATCTTCGACGCTGAGGGTTCCGCACACGCTGATGTCGAATGGACGACCTACGACGTTCACGACGATTTTGGAGCCGTCCACGATATTGAAGCTCTGATGTGTCCTGGTGTCTACGAGAAGCGAAAGTATGGCGAAAAGGAACTGGTCGATCTTGGCATCTTCGGCGAGGGTAGCGTCCGTATGGAACCCAATGGCAAGATGCGCGGGATGCTCAACACGACCAAAACCCTGATGCTCCACAACGGAACGCTGATCAAGACGGAGGGGCATCTAAACGCTCTGTATGCCACAACGGACAGCCTCAAAGCACAGAACGCAGCCATCATCGCCGAGAACGTCTCCCTACGCGCACAGGTAGCACAGTTGCAGACGCAGATGGCAGAGATCGCACAGACGGTGCAGATGATGCGTGAGTCTATGCCGAAGCAAAAGACGCTGACGCTTGTGGTGGATTATACAAATAACTAAGGAGGACATACCGATGTTCCGAACAATTCTGGTTGGCTGTCTCGCGCTTGGGATTCTGTTTTCGGCGCAGGTAACTAACGCAGCAGAGAATCCCGACTCAACTTATGTGTCCGACGCGTCCGACGCGACGCTCTTTCGTGCGCTGTTCGATGTGACGGCAGCACAGGCGCAGAAAGTCGCGCTCGGCTTGGGATCGCACCAGGGGCTTACCGACTCCACGGGTGCTCTGAGAGCAGCAACGCTGGATGAGATCAAGGCAGAACTCAAGTCGAGGGCGCGGGCATGGTATCAGCAATATGCCGTCAAACAAAGGGCTGCGGCAATAGACACGCTCACCGCCGAGACTGTCCCGGCTTTGGTGGATAAAGACCTGTGAGGTAGATATGAACGCGATAACGTCTATGTTCAGCGAGGGTGATCACGTCAGCAACGTGCGGGTGATGTCGTTCATATGCCTGTGCTATACGCTTGGCATCCACGCCTATTCGGTGGTGAAAGATAAGACTCTTGATTTTGAGGTGCTGACGGCGCTGCTGCTGGCGTCGTTTGCGCCCAAAGTCATCCAGAAGTTCGCAGAGAAGAAGGTGTAACGAGGGAGGTGCAGTATGTTCGGGTGGATTGCAGGAGCAGTAGGAACCGTCTGGCGAGGCGTGTCGGTATTCGTCAGGATCAAGACGGCCATCAAAGAGGTGCAGGAGGTGGTTCGTTTGTCGCAGCAACTGTACGACAAATACGACGAACTGGACGACGACGCCAAGCGTATTGCGCGTGAGTTGCGCGAGGCCGCCACCGCCATCAAGGACGTGTTCAAATTCTGAGGAGCGCACGCAAGGAGCATCGGGAAGGGAGCAGGCTATGGCCACGGACGTCACCAAGACGCACCTGAACGTATATTCAGCGCTAACGCTGGTGGTGGCTGTCCTGGCCGCCTACATATATATAGACAACAGGATAAGCTACGAGGTGGCGCTGCTGGAGTCGCGCATCGTAGAGCGCATGGCTATATCCCGCGTAGCCGACAGGGAAGCCTCCGAGCTTTCCCGCGAGACGCTCAGAGAGATAAAGGCGGACCTCAACACGATGCGCGAAGAGATCAAAGAGATACGAGACATCGTCATGAAGCTTGACGGCGGAACACGACGGCGGTGACGCTATGCCATCCTTTGGAACGACATCACGCAACAGGCTGGATACATGCCACGCGGACTTACAGCGGTTGTTCAACGTCGTGGTTCT